AATTTACCAGGTTTGCTAGAAAGGTGTCAACCTTCATTATTACCTAGCAAACCTCGGTGTCGGTGCCATAAAATTGCATCGACGCCTCAAACAATGAGTGTACGTTCTAAACGCTGGTGCTTTACGATCAACAACTATACCGATGCCTCCCTTGTTGCCCTCGACGCCCTCGAATGTGTCTACCTCGTCTACGGCCGTGAGACCGCCCCAGGCACCGGCACGCCCCACCTTCAGGGCTTCGTTATCTTCGCCAACGCGCGACGTCGGTCCTCACTCGCCCAACTCTGTCCTGGACATTGGGAGCCTACAACAGGACCTTCCGTCGCTGCAGCTGTTTACTGCAAGAAGGATGGAGACTTCACAGAACGAGGCACCGCCCCAGTAGGGCAGGGTAAGCGCACTGATCTGCAGGCGATCATGGATTGGCTCGACGAATTCATCGCAGACAACGGCCGCGCTCCTACTGAACGAGAGGTCGCCCTCCAACAACCCATTGCCCTTCTTAAACGTCTTGATATCATGCGCGTTGCTCGTCTTCGTGCCCCTCCTCCCAAGCTGCGCGAAGGAGAACTCCGGGAGTGGCAGCAATTCCTGGAGACTGAACTGGAGAACGACGCTGATGACCGTTCTGTTTCTTTTTATGTTGATCCAACTGGTGGTAAGGGAAAGACGTGGTTCCAGCAGTATTTACTGACCAAAAGACCCGATGATGTGCAGGTTCTTGGTGTTGGAAAACGCGATGATATGTGCTATGCGATTGATGCCTCTAAATCTGTCTTTCTGATCAATGTCCCTAGAGGAGGAATGGAGTTCCTCCAGTACACTGTCCTCGAGCAGCTCAAAGACCGAATGGTATTCTCAACCAAGTACCAATCTGTATTGAAAACGCTCTCCAAGGCCCCCCATGTTGTGGTTTTCTGCAATGAAGACCCAGATATGACCAAAATGTCGGCGGACCGCTATGTAATTCATGCTATGCCATGAACATAACATATAGGGTACCGTTATGGTTTTATACAACACATTTCTATAGTTTTTAGTTTAATTTGCGAGCGCGAAGCGCGAGGTGGCAAAGACCGGACTTAGCCCTGACACCTGTTAGTCTAGCGAACCTGTTAGCCTCGCGACACCGCCGGGGCCACACGGAAGTAGGGTGAATATAAAAAAAAGGTTAGGCGAAGCCGCGAGCGGTGGCGCCGCCAGCTTAGCCCTGAGAACTAAGGATCCTTGAAGTATGTCTTCCATGAATAGCCAACCTTGACATCTGTATCGCCTTCTGATGCAATTAGGTTAGGATCATAGACCCAATAGAGACAATAGAAGTCTTTATCTTGGTTTAGGTCGCCGTTCAACTCCTGTTCGCAGTTGATCTTAACCTTAGGCCATATAGCAAACTTGAAAGTGTCTATAGCCCAGCCATTAGCGCTGTTTCTGCCCACACCGCAGTGGTGGATCTTGTCATAGTGCGTCTTGTACTTCTTCTTGTCAATTGGGTAGAACATTGTAGCTGGAGTACCGGCTACAGTCGTCCACGGGACCTGCTCGCTACTAGTATCAGTGAATATATTATCTCCGATACCGGGAGCAAATGCTTGACCTTGTCTCTTGCCTTCTATGACCATGACTCTGATTAGAATCGGTTTAATAGTGGACGCGCCTTGACTAGGCTGCGCCACAAAGTCTAGACGGAACCTAGTACCTAGGTACATGTACTGTTGACCGTACCTAGTCTTCCATTCTTCACTTAGCAGCCTGCCTGTCGAGCTAGACTGCTTAATGTCTGTAATGCCGAAGCCATTGAAGTCATTACTGTTGAACAACTGTGTGGTACAAGCTCCTAGAGTCTTAGTCTCCACTTCTTTGTACATCACCTTCTTAATCTTCTTAGTCAAGTTCCGGGATCTCTTACGCCTCATCATGGTCCTAACTCGAGTGCCGCGTCGCCGATATGTCGGCCGGCGTCGCTTGTAACCCCGTCGTAACGGCATGATTTGAATTCAAATCGTCAACGGACAAAGTGAAAAACTTCGAGAGAATTAGTTAGAGACACAATCCCACAACGGAAAGGTTTAAATTGTGCGATTAATTTACCAGGTTTGCTAGAAAGGTGTCAACCTTCATTATTACCTAGCAAACCTCGGTGTCGGTGCCATAAAATTGCATCGACGCCTCAAACAATGAGTGTACGTTCTAAACGCTGGTGCT